CTTCGAATTGTAGATGCTGAAAAGTAGCAGAATCGTGGTGTAAGTTAACATAATATGTGCCCCTTTTAAATCAAACGCGGTACTCCATTTTCCCATTATATCACAGTACCTGTGTACTTATCAAGTAGAAAATAGTACAATATATTTAGTGCAAATAGTATTGACATATGTGTTCGTCTAAACTCAAATGCCCCCCCATTTCAGTTTGCACCTACTTTGGGGGGGGTATTAATTGTACTGTTATTTTATATATCAGTTTTTACCACTTGATTTGTAACTATTAACACTTGTGCTCTTGGTTGCATTTCACCAATAGCGAATTTACAGTTGCACTTAAATAGTAAATCAGTATTTCCAGTTGGTTTTATAAATGATGCACTAATGTCAATATTCCTGCTTATTAAATCGTAGGTACTACTTAGCACCTCACCATTAAATATATGACCACTTTTGTAAGTACCCTTATTGATATAAAAGCGGTATAATATTGTACCATCTTTATTTAATAGATGTACTTCTGTATTGTTGTCTATTGTTGCATCATTTATTAGTTCAATATTAGCACCTATTAACTTAATACTATCTCTTCTTTTTATTCCATTCGTTTTTACAATGTTTCCTTTGCTAGATGTGTATCTACCGTTGAAATTTGGTGTACTTAAATTTTCGATATAATAGTCTCCATTATAATCATAATTTGTTTCGGCGTCTGTGTTTTTCAAATAAACATCTCCACCGTTTGTGTTTGTTACTGTGATGTTTTCAATATATACTGGCACATCGTTACTGATATACACTAAGCAACTTTTTTCAGATTTACTATAACGTACATATACGTTTAACATAGTAAATGTTGTTACGTTGTAAAAATTATTTACTTGTGTTTTCGCAACATTAGCAACCCTATTTATATAATTTAATGTTCCCCCATTTAGGACAAGATTTATAGCGTTATCTGCGTTTATTACGGTGTCTATTTTTTCAACGTATAGGTTGTTTATGTTAACACCAACGCAGGAGTATAAGTTAAGTCCATAAAGGTGTTTTTCAAAGTCACAATTATTAAAATACACACCGTAATTTTCAGCACCACCATCGCCAGTTAATCTAACCCCCGTTGATACATTTTGTTCACCGTAAAATTGGCATTCTACATATTCAACGTTATTGCATGATCCGCTTTGATTTACGCATATATTGTTGCTTTCAAATCTACAATGGTCGAATTTGACACACCATGCACCTCTTATAGCCACACAAGTTTTAAACCCAAATAAGTGAATATTTTCAATAAATGAGTACCTTATACCGGTATAAGGTTGTGTAGTTGTTCCAACGAAATTTAACCCTATATGTTCACCACTTGCGTCATTTACACGAAAATTTTTTAATACTAATTTGTCAGCACTATTATTTTCATTAAATGTGCAAAAATCAGTTGAACATTCTATTACAGTATTTTCATTTCCGCTTCCAACAATTACGTTTCCAGTTTTTAAATTAATAGGTGCATTTGTGTAATAAATACCAGTGAATAATTCTACATACCCAAATTTATTAAGCATTTTCTGAATGTTTAATGTATCGGTTTTACCACTAACATCATTACTAGGTAGAACCATTCTTGCGTGCATTTGAAGCAATATATTTAATGTACCATTGTTAGCCATTAGGTCTAATTTATTGTTAATCTCTTCCTGTACATCAAGTGTATTAAAATAATTATTAACATAATCTTGCAACTGTTCATAAGCTTTATGCAAATTAGTAACGTCACCCTCAAGCGTGTCAACATCTTCCATCGTTTTATTCAGATAATCAACAGTCTTACAAAGCAATTCATAATAACTCAGACTATCATCATAAACCAGCGGTAAAACTTTCTGACACCAGAACCTAAAAGGGTGTAAGTCCTTATAATCACCCAATGTAGGCGTAAAATTTGCTGGGTCATTCGGTGTAATACTTCTAACACTCATTCTTAATTCTCCCTTCTACCACATTCCCATGAACATTTCTTCAAATTCTTCAATAACTAGCATATCAATATTCAAAAATGTTTCCCTAAATTCATTCAACAGTTTACTGTAACTACTACCACCCTGTTTACCACTCACACTTTCTACATAGTCCTCAGTAGTGTCAACCTTATTGCTACTACTTTCACTATCCTCATATCTCCCACTCGTACTGGCATTAACCCCAGTTTCCCCACTATCGCTAACTTTTCTAGCATTAGTAAGATACGTTTCACTTTCAATACCAGTCAACGCCCCCTGTGGAGTATCACTGTACAAGTCTTTCCTAGTATTAGAACTAGTTCCACTCTGCGTATTAGTTCCGCTATTATTTCCACTAGTACTCCTACTTTCACTACCACTCTCGTTACCTGTCTTATTACCCTTCCTATTCCAATCCACGTCATACATAGGATTAAACTTAATAAGTTCACTCTCATACAACTTATTATAATAAGGCATAATCTCCTCAAGTTTAGTATTCATCCATAATAGCCAAATACCAACCGTTTCACACCCTATCTCCCTCAAATAGTAGTGTTTTAAAATCTTCTTGCAAAGCACACCCCTGTATTTCTCATCAAAGAAACTTACCTTACTTGTGAAAATCTTATCCCAACTACCATTTAAAACCTCATCAACGCTACCAAAACCCTTACTTTCACTCAGTCCACTCTTACTCTCACAAATGAACCTTACTTCTGTTGTATACTTACTCATACTTAATCACCATTTTCAACAATAAATATAGCAACTAAAATCACCAACGCAATACCTGCAACACTAATCACTTCACATCACTCCTCATCTTCATCTGTATCATTTTCATTAGTATCCTGAAAATCCTCACGATAATCAACGCTAATATCAGTACCAAACATTCTGTTAATCTTATCAACAGCTTCACGTCTAGCTTCTAGCCTACTATACCTGCTAGCAATCGTTCCACCTTGATTCCTCTGCACCTCATCAGTAATCATTCGTTCCTTCTTCTGTATATTCAGATTACTAATACCCAAATAAGTCAACGCTTCATTCCAAATCTGCGTTTTCAACTGATACAGTTTATCAGCGACATAAGGAGCATTCGTACTAATAGCCCTCAAACTATTCAAGTCCAAATTCTTATCCCCAAATATAAAAGGCGCATTTCCGTCAAATTCCTTATACAAATTAACTAAAGTTAACCGTTGTTTTTCTGTTCCCTGTACTAATACAGGTGTTTTCTGAGCATTAGCATTCACATCAATTATCCTGTCCAGATTATACAGTCTTTTAGCGAACATTTTAACGTCCAGAACGCTTGGCTGACGTAAATAGTTATTCCAGATAATAACACTGTCGGTTTCGTTCAATGTTTTCTGGTACTGATTATAACTTGAATATGCACGTCTTGAAACAGGATTGCCGTATACATCAAGCTGACCGTTTGGTATACAGTCTAGGCATAAATCACCCATTACCTCATCCCTAAAATACACCATACTCCCATTCTGAAATAAATGCAATTCTAAATATCTAGGGTCAACGGTTTCTGGTAACCCTTGCCATTCAAACATACTAACGCTTAATTCTACTAACCTATTAAAGTACTGAATATAAGTTGCATTATTCATAATGGCACTTTCACCAAATAATCCATTACCCTTGTTTCTTCTACTCAATTTCTCACCGCCTTAACTTGGACTATTATCTAATGCATAATTGCCGACTTCGCTACCATTTTTCCAGAACGTAATACCTTTGTCATAAATACCACAAATCTTACGCTCATCATCAGCAGGAACGTTAGCACTTATCGTACAACCTGCTGTTTTAACGTAATTCCAGTGTGGTCTTGAACTACGATTCGGAACTTTTAATCTCTTAATACCATACCCAAATCTTGTAAAATAATCATCAATGATTTTTGCATATTCTGCTGTTATGCTCATCCTTCCTACGTAGAACTGTTGTTTGCCGGAACTAACATTTAGATTTCCTTGTGGATTTCCTTTAATCATATCAGCTTGAATACTGGCCTTGTAATCCTGTGTTAACAAACTAGCTACTTGACCAACACCGCTAACTAAAGCACCTATAGCTAAAGGGTTAGCTGTAAGACCTGCGCCGATTACACCTGCACCAATACCCGCAAGCCTACTACCTATACTTACAGAATTTTGTGCAATCCAAGCATTATAACTGTCAACGTTCCATGAACAAAGAGGGTAACCAGTTAAAGAGATAGATTCCGTGTTATTGGTTTTATCACCACTACCCTTATAATTTGTTGGTCTTAAACATACAGTAACAGGCTGTGTTACATTTGCATTGATTTCAATAGAAGGTGCGAACTTGTCAAAAAATTCGTATCTTAGGGCTAAACTGTTAGCACCTGCGTTATCAACGTGATAAAAATTATAAGGGTATGTATACAGTTTCTTATTTTTAGGTTTATACCCGTCAATATTTTCATTACCTGTTAACGCTGTACTGATAGAAGTAATCTTCAACGAACTGTCAAGTTCTGGTATTCTATTGCTAGATGGTATTGTTCCGTTTGGTAAAAATACTTTAGGTATAGTGTATATACTTACAACCGCATCTGGCTTTTGTATATACTTTTTAAGCTTATCATTAATCTGTGCAAATTTGTTAACGTCATACACCCATAGAGTCGCACCGCCATAAATACCATCATACTTTTTGCCATCAATGCTTGCATTCTCACCGTCAACTTCAACTACAGCAACTACAATGGCAATATCTGCCATGTTGTAAACGGGTGCATAGTCGTTAAAAACATATTCTCCTGTACTAACATTTTCTGGTTCAATGTGTTCACCTAAGTTATCAGTTTCCGTATGTTCCCTTTCCACAAAGCACATATCCAAGGTATAATCAAAGAACCACGTTTGCATAACGTCAATTTCAAAACTAATCTCAGAACATTCATTGTTAACAAACTCTACATTTGTAATAAACGCGTAAAACCACTTGTTACCATATGCTGTGTTCTGAAACATCATGTAATTACAGTTATATAAACTATCAGCTTTAATTCCAATCCTTGCTATACCTTTATTAACTCTCTGATAAGTATAATCAGTTAAATTAAATGCTTGTTTTCCTGCAAAATAGTTATACTGTGATGTTGCATCACCAAACCAGATTGTGTGGTCAAACGTAGGGTCAAGTGGGACATTTCTTAAAAGTTTTATGTTTGTTTGTGGTTGTATATACATATTTTTCACCTGCTTATTTTAACTAGGTGAGAAGAACGCTATCACCTGTTAACTTCTCACCTTTTAAATTATAGTCACTTTGTATTCATCGTAACGGTTGTACCAACCTCAGATGTGGATGTAATAGTAGTTGTACCTGCATAAACAGTTCCGTTTACTTCGGCTTCAATCGTAATCTCTGTTGCACTCTGACTTGTAGGAATGATAATAGCGCCATATTTCTGCACTGCAATACCTGCTGTTGTAAGTGCTTCTGTCTGAATAAAGTGTACACTGTTAGGTGCAAGACTTGCACCGTCTGTATCAGCACTGATAGCAAATACAATAGCTTCTTCACTCACATCTTTTGTAATAATCTCACAAGTGAGTGTTTTTGGTAAAGCAACGCTTGCCTCGTCAGTAACAAATACAACTGCATTTGCAAATGGTGAACTAGATACTGTTTTCCATGTGTGGTAGAAGTAGTTCCAGTACATACCACTAGCAACATATTTCTCAGTAAATTTGTTATTGTTGTCATAAATCTGAAACCAATTTTCGTCAACAATAACAGCTTTTACGTTAGCAAGTAAAGCAAGTTCTTCTGCGGTTACTTCTTCGATACCGTCTGAATTTTCTCTAATAACATCAAAGCGTTCGTTATCAAAGGAAGTCCAGTTGTCAATGAGAAACAGTCTGCCCATGAAATCTGCTTTATTCATGTTGAACGCACTTGCAAGAACGTTAACATCAAACTGTGCGTTGAATTTTGCATCCATAAAAATAATCTGTCTGTTTTTAGGTGTGTTTGTTTTTACACCTGCTTCTGAATAATCAGAGCTGATAAACGGTAACAGATTAGATATACCTCTGAATGCAACAGCCGATTCTTTAAGGTCTGTCCCATCACCGATTGATTCTGGTTTCATTTTACCGTGTGAAATAGCTTTAATCATAAGATATTTAAACAGTAAAAATTCGTCATACTCTGCACCGGTGTAAACAGAATCTACGATTTTTGCAATAAGGTTCTGGACTCCTTCAAGTGAAAGGAAAGCCTGTTTTAAATCTTCGTCTTGAATGGTAACAGGGTACATAACTCTCCAGTTCATAGTGTGGAAAGCTGAGCGTACATCTGGAAATGTGCGTTTAAATTCTCTGCTTTTTCCTTTTTCTGGGTCAAAGTCAACACCCTTTGCAATGGACACAAAGATATCTTCTACTGTCTCACCGAATTCAATGTAACCTTTTTTCAGTACACTGTACGGGTTATTGAAAGTTGCACTCTGCATTCTAACGATAGCAATCCTGTTAACAAGTGCGTTGATAAACTGGTTAGCAAATGCAGGTGTTCCGTAAATCACTTCTCCTACTCTAGGAATGTCCGACGCTTTTGTAACTTCTGGTACATTCTGCTGATATTCATAACTGGCATTCTGCCTAATTACGTTAAGAATATCCATTGTTGACGCATTTAGCGTTGAAACTGCAATTCTTTTTGGCATTTCTTATTCTCCTTTATTCTGTTGTAAATAACTCTTCAAAACGTGTGGGTTTGTCGTCTGGTTCGTCAATAACTGGTTCATTGCTTTTGGGGGGAACGCTTGGGTCACCAGTGTAAAAACGCTCAGCATATTTTTTTCTCCAACCCTCATCGTTTTCTTCGTACTTAGCTTTCCAGTCTGTCTGGTCGGCTGTTTTATTCTCAAAATCTGTTAACGTGTCCGTCACATCTTCAAGAACCTGTAATGTGTTATCGTCTGTACTGTCACCAACGATATTACGAATACTTTCGAGAATTTCTTCTCTAGTTCTGATTGCCATGTTATCACTCCTTTTATAGTCTGTAATTAATCATCATCCATATTGGCATGTTGTGCTTTTCTGGTTCACGGGTATTATAACCAGGATGTTTCGGGTCAATGAGTTTCAGAATGTCATACCATTTTCGTGCATATTCAGCTCGCTCTGGATGTAGACTTGCTGGTCTTTCATAGTTAGCTTGGAATATCAATGCTAGTTCACCTGGGTCTTGTGTTGAACTAGCCCATGTTTTCCAGTCCATACTAGAGTAAGAACTTGGATACCACTGCGGCTCGATTCCTCTATGTGCTAGACCTGTACTTTCCTCATACTCAGCGTAAAGAACATTACACTGTTTATCACCGTCTTGCCAATCATCGTGTGAACCATATAAAACGTCGAGAACATCATACAGGTTTGACGGCGGTGTCCACTGAACGAGCCCATGTCCTGTACCACCTATCTCAATAAGTGCTGGGTTGAATTTTGATTCCTGCATAACATTCCCACACAATCCTGCGATAGCTTGGAGTGTCCACCCCTTGAAATAAAAGAAACTATAGATACATGCGGCGTTGTTCTTCTGCTTATCGCCATAATCTTCAAAGTATTCAGATTCTCCACCTATAATCCACGTATAACCTACTTCACCGGATGCACCGTTACCATAACGCCATATTCTAGGAAATGTCCTTTCATAATTAGGGTCACCACTTGATGAGCCGATAGAAACTTGATTTACAAGTGCTATGCCATTTCTTCCGTGCGCGCCCATAAATACGGCTTTACCTGTTCCACCTTTATAGCACATTTCTGTGTGAGTATCACTGACACCTATATCACCAGGTTTTATGATGCTGTCTGTTACTCTTGTAAAACCTAACTGTTGCAATACACCTTCCATGTCGTATGTTGTAAACGCATTACTGTTTGGTGCATAACCAGGTGTACTCCATCCACCTGCTAATAAGGCGTAATTAATAAACGAACTGCAATCGTAGTATGTAATTCCGCTAACTGTCTGCTGATTTCTGTATGCTTGTGAATATCCTACTTTAGGAAGATTGCAACAATTAACCGCCCACGTATAAGCACCGTTGATACTAGGCATTGTTTTCTACCACTCCTAACAATTTCCAACATAATTGACCGAAACAACTATCATTGTGACCTTTTGTACCACATTCATAACCATATGCCCTCATTGTACTCTGAAATGTGTTAATTGCAAAGATTGTGTTAGTACCTGCTTCACCGTCTATGGCAAGTGGTTTACCGTCAACGCCTAGATAATGTAGCATAGATAGAACTGTCTGCAATATAAGTACATCTTCACCCGTAGAGCCTTTTACAATATCAGTGAATTCGTGCATATAATTCACCCCTTTGTGATATGGAATAATTCCATAAGTTTTTCTGGCAAAATATCTGAATTGATTTTCGAGATATTTTCCAAAATAGATACAAGTTCGGTTGTACACACATAAAGAATGATTACAGGTAAAATAGCTACGCCTAACTGGAATCCAATAACATGACCTTGAGTATCAACTAACCATGCTACAAAGTAACAGAAGATAAACCCAACTTTTTTAAAAAGTCCGTCTCTTAATTTTGAACTTTGTATGTCTTTGCTTTTAACCGCTGACACAAGACCTGTAACTATATCCAGTGCATTAAAAATGAGTGCAACAATAACAGGATAAGCCTGTTCCATTTATCCAACTCCTTTCATATTTAATTTTCAATTAATTATAACATAGTTATTGCTTTTTGTCAATAGATATGATATAATAATTAAAAAGGAAGGGGATATATTTTATGAGTAAGTACTATGATGGTACAAAACTTTTATCAATGCTAGACATAAATGGTAATAAACCAGAAATATACATGTGTACAACTAATCGTACAGGTGGAAAGACAACCTATTTTGGCAGACTATGTATAAATAGGTTTTTAGATAAAGGTGAAAAGTTCGGACTGATTTATAGATACAATTATGAACTTGATGATGTTGTAGACAAATTCTATAAAGATTTAGGTTCTTTGTTCTTTGCAGGACATGAAATGACAAGTAAAAGAAGAGCGAGTGGTATCTTTCATGAACTGTTCTTAGATGATAAAAGCTGTGGCTATGCTTTAAGCCTTAACAGTGCAGACCAAATAAAAAAATACAGCCATTTATTTAGTGACATCCAACGTATGATTTTTGATGAATTTCAATCTGAAACAAATCACTATTGTAATGATGAAATAAAAAAGCTGTTAAGTGTACACACCAGTGTAGCTCGTGGACAAGGTGAGCAAGTTAGATATGTCCCTGTTTATATGCTTAGTAATCCAGTTAGCATTATCAATCCATATTATGTTGAAATGGATATCAGTAACAGATTAAAAAATAATACTAAGTTTTTACGCGGTGACGGCTTTGTTCTTGAACAGGGTTTTATAGATAGTGCAAGTGAAGAACAAAAGAAAAGCGGTTTTAATAAAGCATTTTCAAAAAACAAATATGTTGCTTATAGTTCAGAATCGGTATACCTTAATGATAATCAAAGTTTTGTTGATAAACTAGCAGGAAAAAACAGATATCTTTGCACACTTAGGTATAAAGGTGTTGACTATGCTATAAGGGAATTTTCTGAAATAGGCGTGCTGTATTGTGATGATAAATCAGATGACACTTTTAGGCTTAAAATAACAGTTACTACAGAAGACCACCAGATAAATTATGTTATGCTAAAAAGAAATGATTTTTTTCTTTCAAATCTTAGATATTTATTTGAACGTGGATGCTTTAGGTTTAAAGATTTAAAATGTAAGGAAGCAGTTTTACATGCTTTAAGTTATTAATTATGGTATCTGCATGAGTTTTCTACTCTGAGTGAATAGGAATGCACACTTGAAAAATAGTGCCTATATCATTTGTCGTTTTTGCGTAACGCTTTGCTAGTTACTCATGTTATAGATATAAAAGAAATAGACGGGTTAAGAACTTAGTTCTCCCCGTCTTTTCTATTCTTATTTTTCACCTGTACTTCCAAAACCACCGCGGTTTTCGTTTCCTAAATGTTCTACTTCTTTTAGCATAATAGGTGGCTGATGTTTTTGTATTCTGAATTGACAGATTCTTGTATTTTTAGGTATGAAAGTCTCACGGGTTGCGTATGCAGGAAAATGCCATTCGTCACTATCACCACAATATGTTTCATCAATTAAACCTACGCTATTAGCTTGTACAATTCCATATTTCTTAAATGTTGAACTGCGAGGGATAACAAGTGCCTCATATCCTTCTGGTAACTGCATTGCTACGCCTAAAGGAATGTGATATAATTCGCCTTCTGTCATATAAGTATCAAGTGCTACCCGTAAATCAACCCAGTCTCCTACTTCTATTTCATGTATCTTTTCAATGTCTCTTGTGTATTTAATTTTAATTTCTTTTGGTTCCATTCTATTACCTCATTTCATATGTAGTTTCAACCAATAAAATACCACCACGTATCCTTTTTGGTCTTAGTTTATCCGGTACTTTTAAACCTACCTTGAAATCGCTGAAATCTCTCTTTATTGGTTCTCGTGTTTCTTTGTTGAATAAGAATTCTTTTTCTTCTTGCGTCCATTCTTTTTGTTTGTTTAATTCTTTGTCTATGTAACCATTTATATTTGCATTACCGTCCATTGACAACTGGAATAAATCTTTACATTTCTGTGGCATCCCTGCGCACTTGATGTTGTTGTATGGTTGCTCTATTGGTTCTAAATTCTCATGTGTTACATGTTCAATATATGTTTTTTGCCTTGTGAATACTGCTTTATCCCAACAGGCTTCAAGTTTCCAACAACAAAAGTCTTTGTCGTGTACCTTGATTCCTTTTATCTGTTCTGGCGGTAAGTCACAATGTATACTGTCTGTATCTGCATATATGAAACCTGCTTTATCTTTACCATAGTAATTTTTCTGAGCCGCTCTTATAGTAAAGTTTCTTGCATAACTCGTAATAGCCGAACCAACTGGAATATATCCTGCTTTTTTGTTGTTCTCTGCGACAGGTATAAATCCTATTGTTTTATCATCTTTCACATAAGCTAACTTAAAACTTGAATCTTTACTTGATGCCATTTTACCATAAAGATTATTCAAGAAAAGTTTTG